CTTGAAGGCGCAGCTTCAGGGTGGTGCCGTTGTTTTCGGCGGCGGTAATCTCGCAACGCATTTTCATTTTGTGGCTCGTCATTCGCTGGGGGTTGAAGGGACAGGAACGCGCGGCGGGATCACGCTTAAGTCGATCTCACCAGCGAAGCCGGGATGGACAAGGGTGCAGGCCAATCTGCCATGCGGCTTGTTGCTCAAGGCGGTAAGCATGATGCAGTTGCCAAGGATGCCGCCGACCGCGCCCATGATAGCGCGCACCAATTCTTCCGGCGACTTCGCCTGTTCGGTCCACGCGACCGCGATCAGGTCAATGTCCCGCTTCAAGCTGCCATGCACGGCGACGGCATAACCTTGGAAGCGCGCGGCCTCGCGGATCGCAGGCAACGTGGCATCAAGCAGCGACGTGATGAACGCGCCTGTAGCCTCTCGAATTGCCGGGGTTTCATTCTTAGACATGGCGCTCCTCAGATTTCTCTTTCAATCACATCTCGCGGGTCACGATATGCATCCAGGCCGTTGCCGTTTTCACGATCCCAGCGTCTACCATATCGCCAGTAACAGACGTTAGAACCGCGACGTCGGCAAAATAGGCGCGTTTCACTAGCGGTGCATTGGCCGAAATTCCCCACGCCAAACTGGCTGCTTATTGTGGTCACGGCCCGGCCCTTTTTAGAAAATACCGAAGAAACGTTTACGCGCTGCAACCGACTTTGAAGTCACTGTAGCGGACGGGTGCCGAATTTCGGCAATAGCTTCGATGATAGCCGCATCAATCGCTGGCGTCAGATTGAAGTTATCAATCTTCAAATCTCCAACGCCTGAATACATTTCGCAGGAGTCTCCGCCATAGGTTCTCCCCATCGCACGCGCAGTCGCCAACAACGCTGCCTGGGCGGCTTGACGTCCAATGCGGATAATCCGCGCCGTCTCATCTTTGTCAGCAGTGTAGAGGTTGAAGGACTGACTCATGTTTCCGGCCTATTTTGTAGAGGTTGAGAGAACGGATCGCGCGTCGCATGTAGCGTCATCAAACTGGCGCTGCCATTTCGTGTCAGGGTGCGAGCCTGGAATAAATCCGCTTTGTGCACCATCACAGGCGTCCAGCACTGACTTTAGCGCGTCGCGCAGTTTCGACGCTACGGCGAGGCCGTACTGCAATCCCATTTCATAATCGCTGCTATCGCTCATAACCTCTATATACGCCGCTTGACTAAGACCGTCAAGTGGCTTACGCTAATTGTATGAAAAAACTGTCTGCACATGCCCAGCCAGAACCGCCAAAAGGCGAATTAATCGGCTATGCCCGCGTATCCACTGCCGATCAGGTTATGGACTTGCAGATCAGCGCACTGAAAAAAGCCGGATGTTTCCACGTCCATGAGGAACCAGCCACCAGTGGGGCTAAGAAGGTGCGCCCGGTGCTGGACATGGCGATCAAAGACCTGCGCCCCGGCGATACGCTGGTGGTCTGGCGGCTTGATCGCCTTAGCCGGTCCATCAAAGACCTGTACGAGCGCCTAGCCCAGATCGAGGCGGCTGGGGCTGGCTTCCGGTCCCTGACCGAAGCGTTCGACTTCACTACGGCAACCGGGCGGCTGATCCTGGGAATGCTTGCCATCATGGCCGAGTTTGAACGACAGCTTACGATTGAGCGCACCAAGGCTGGCATGGCCGTGCTGCGGGACAAGGGACATATGTTAGGCGCACCGAAGAAGCTGGACGCCAAGCTGCGGGCCAGGGGCGCGAAGATGCTGAAGGAAAAGGTACGCAAGAAAGTCGGCGGCAAGACCGTATGGCGCAACCGCTACACGAAATCCGCTATCGCCAAGGCGCTGAGGGTCAGCACTGGCACGGTTTACAATCTTCTAAACGAACTCAACGAGAAGTAAGGAGCGCGGTCAGGCCGACGCCCGCTTCGCCAACCGCGCCGTCCACAGATGCGCAGCCCAGGCTTCCGGCTTAGCATAGCCACGCTTGCGGCCCAACTCGATCAGCGCCTCGATCGTATCAGCACGGCCCTGCTCGGCCAGCCTCTCGCGCCGCTGGGCTGCCACATCAATCTCGGCCAGATCACCATCCACCTGGTCAACCTCGCGGGCCTTGGCCTCATACGACCAGCCGCAGGACGGACAGCGGGGCGCAGGCCGGTGGCAGGCGTAGCATTTCGGGCACTGGCGGACGGGCACGGATGCCTCGTCGTCACGTTTGGCGCGCGCCTGTCGCCCATCTAGTGACCACTCGCGGTCATCATCCGGCAGGCCGTGGCGCGCGATATTCCCGGCGTGGTCCAGCAGCAGAGCGTGGGCCTTACCCTCTGCTGGCCGCAGCACTCGGCCGCACTGCTGTAGGTACAGCGCCAGCGACTTGGTGGGGCGCAGCATTATGCTGGCGTCGGCAGAGGGAACATCGAAGCCTTCACCGAAAAGATCCACGTTCGACAGCACCTTGATCTCACCGCGCCGGAATGCCGCCACAGCCTGCCGCCGCTCCCCGCGGTCTGTCTTGCCATCCAGGTGCCACGCCACCACGCCGGCCGCGCGGAACTGGGCCACGACATGCTGGCTGTGCGCCACCGAGACGCAGAACGCCAGCGCCCTCTTGTCCCGCGCGTGCCTCAGGTAATGCCCAACCGCGTCCCCAGTGATGCTGGGGCGGTCCATGGCGGCCTCATTTTCACCCCGCACAAAGTCACCCATCTTGGTGTGAACGCCGCCCAGGTCCGGCGCTGACGGCGCAAATGCCCGGTACGGCGACAGATAGCCGCCCGCTATCAGTTCGGCAGTCGTTGGCCCCTGCACCATGGCCTGGAACTGGGCACGCAACCCCTTGCCGTCCAGCCGCTCCGGCGTGGCCGTCAGCCCGACATGCTTGGCGCGGGGGAAATACTGCATCACCTTGGTCCAGCCTGCAGCTGCAACGTGGTGCGCCTCATCCCACATCAGGAAGTCGAACCGCGGCACCGGGCGCCCAGCCAGAAGTCGCGCGCGCAGGGTATCGATGCTGCAGACCTGTATCGGCAGCATCGGGCTGGGCGTGTAGCCGGAGGAGATGATGCCGTGCGGGACCCGGAATTCGGAGAACGTCCGCACGGTCTGGTCAACGAGTTCTTGCCGGTGGCAGATGAAGGCGCCCAGCCGCTGCTTGGCCGCAACGGTGGCCATCATCTGCGTGGCGATGGCAGTCTTGCCCCCGCCGGTCGGCAACTGCATCAGCACGGCGTTGTGCTGGCGCAGCGCCACGCGGGCGTCGTCTATGAGGGCGGTCTGGTAGGAGCGCAGGATCACCGGCTGGTCACACCAATTCCCGCGCCGCCAGCCGGACGCGACGCTTCTTGGCCAGCGCGAGGACGGCTGGCCGGTGCTTGCTGGGTATCTCCCCACCATGGGAATTCCACCAGCCCGGCGTCCAGCGGGAGACGCCTAGCGCCTCGCCCAGTGCGGCCAGGGATAGGCCCAGCTTGTCAGCGACGCGCTCGACGGCGGTGTTCTTGTTGCGGCGGATGGGGGGCATTAGTAATCGTCCCCGTCATAGGCGCGGTCCTGATCGGCTTGCTGCACCAGATCATTGATGTCGTCGCGTTGATAAAGATGCTCCGTAATCAGGTCTTTGAGCCACGCGGGAAATTCCAGTTCCTTTTTGTCGTGCTCTTTATAGAGGGCAAGAACTTCTATGGTATATTCGCACGCCTCTGGCGGGTCGCCGGGATAGTTCATAGACGGGGCGGTGCCGCCATTCCCATGGGCGGTGATGTCATAATCCCACTCTACGGCAAAATTGGTTTCAAACAGCACGATGTCGCTGAGCATTGCAGTCTCCCAAAAATAAATCCTCACCAACCTTGCCTCAGCCCTTGCGCCCGGTCAATAGCCGTGTATATTCCTCACCATCAGAACAGGAGACGGCCATGGATAAATTCACCCACACAGTCACCACCAACGGCGGCACCACTGTCCCGGTCGTGCTCTGGAACCCTGACCACGCCAGCCTGGCGCACTTCTTCGACGCCGATCCGGCCGATGTGGAATTCCGTGAGGACGACAACGGCGACGAGCAGGTGCTGGTGCGCGGCGAGAATGTCGGCAAGCTGGAGCGGTTCTGATGCAGCCCGGCACATACGACATGCCAGCGGAAGCATACCACGCCGGGCCTGGCGCGTCGAAATCCATGCTGTGGAAACTGCATTCTCGCAGCCCATTCCATGCCCGGTTCCAGACACGGCAGGAAACCAGCCCGCAGCGGTTCGGTTCGGCAGCACACACCGCAGTGCTTGAGCCAGAGAAGTTCGAGCCCGCTTATGAGCGGGGACCGGACGACAGACGCGGCAACAAGTGGAAAGATGCTGAGGTCGCAGCTGCCACCGCTGGGCGCATTCTGCTCACAAGCGGAGATTACGATGATGCCATGCGCCTGCGTGACGCGCTACACCGCAATCCACTGGTGCGCAAGCTGACGGCAAACGCGCTGGCGGAACGGTCCGGTTACTGGATTGACCCCGCTACCGGCGAACTGTGCCGCTGCCGGCCGGACCTATACAATCCCGGCATGTCAGTGATCGCTGATCTGAAATCCACCACCGATGCCAGCCCCAACGCATGGCGCAAACGGGTGGCTGATTATGGCTTCCATGCCCAGGAGCCTTGGTATTCGCGCGGCTGGGCAGCGGCTGGCGGTGGCGATGTTGATGCGTTTCTGTTTATCACCGTGGAGCGCGATGCACCGTATGCCCATGCGATTTACGAATTGACGCCATCGGCAGTTGCAGAGGGCGAGGCCATCATGAATGCCGCGCTGGAGCGGTACGCTGAGTGCCGCAAGCGCGAGGCGGAATTGCGCGAGCGGTATGCGTCAAAGTCGAACAGCCCAGATTTCGAGGTGTTCATGCATGAAGCGTGGCCGGCGTTCGGTGACGACGTGCTGGAGTTGGACCTGGCACGCTGGGATTATAAGCTGACACAGAGGGAGGAGTAACATGCTACACCTGCAACCGACATCACCGCCATCAGGCTACCGCGACGAAAACCTGTACGAAGACTGGCTCCAGACGCTTACGCAGCGCCAGTTCGAGGACCATATCGCCGGTCGCTATGCTGGCCCGTACATCGGGCGCCCAAAGAAATCTCGCTGGGCTCGGATCATCAATTGCGCCATCATCGCACTCGCCGCTGCCATCGTGTGGTACTCATGCGTGGCGTGAGAAACCCCATGCCTGCGCTGCTGGCGATCTGCCTAGTATGGGCAATGTTTGCAGTCATCGGTATCATCACCAGCGTCAACCATATCGTCGCATTTTTCACCAGCAACTGAGGACACCATGACCGAGACTACCGCCGTCGCCACCACCAAGCCCAAGAACCCTGTCGCCATCCTGCTGTCCAGCGTCCAGCAGCGCGAGCATGAATTCGCACGCGCACTACCTGCCCATGTGCCGGCCGCCAAGTTCGTCCGCGCATTGCAGACGGCCATCACCAGCAGCAAGGACATTGGCCAGTGCACCGAGCGCAGCGTCATCATGGAGTGCATGAAGGCTGCGGCTGACGGCCTAGTGATCGACAACCGCGAAGCCACGCTGGTGAAAATGAACGTCAACGTCGGCACCCGCGAGAACAAGAAGTGGGAAGCGCAGGCCAAGTACATCCCCATGGCACAGGGCCTGATGAAGATGGCGCGGAACAGCGGGGAAATCTCCACCATCAACGCCATCCTGGTTCACGAGAACGATCAGTTCCGATATTTCCCCGGCGAGGACGAACGACCCGTGCATCCCGTGGACTGGTTCAGTGACCGAGGCGCGCCCATCGGGGCCTATTGCGTCGTGGTTCTCAAGGATGGCGGCATGATCGTGGAGGTGATGAGCAAGGCTCAAATACTCAAGATTGGCGCGGCCACCAAGAATTTCCACCAGTATGACCCGGAGAAGGGCGACAGCTGGGGGGAGTGGTGGCGCAAGACCGTAATCCGCCGTATCAGCAAATACATGCCGCGCAGCACCGACCGCGAGGCCGGCGACTTTTTCGAGGCGGTCCAGCGCGACGACGATCTGTATGACCCGGAGACCGGCGAGGTGCCAGCCGCGCCCAAGCCCCAGCGTAAGACCCGCGGTGCTGGCAAGCGGGCCATGCAGGCCGCTGAGGCCGCCCCGCAGACCGTCCAGAACGAAGGCCCTGAGATGCCAGACTTTCTCAAGCGCACGCCTGAGACACCTGCTGACGACGTGCAGGAGGCGGACTATGAGGAGGCCGACGACAGCCTGGGCGACGGCCGGCAGGTGGAGGACTTGGTGTGAGCCAGTGGCAGCCAATAGAGACCGCACCGACCCAGACAGGATGCGAAATATTAGTCACCGGCATAGACAAAACTGGCGACAGATATCACGACATAGTTTCATGGCAGGGAGACGAATGGAAAACATTTGACCCTGAGACAGACCGCTATTCCTGGCCGGTTGATCCTCCCACTCACTGGATGCATCTCCCAGCGCCGCCAGTCTGACGACCGCGCTAAGGACACCCCTGCAGGTTATATCCCCGCCCAGTGATCCGCTGATACTGGTCGAGGGAGCCTTGCAGCTGGTCCGAATAGGCGCGCACCAGATCCTGGTTGCCTGCCTTGGTTGCGCCGCATTTCTTGAATTGCAGATCGAATATCTGGCCGCCGATCACGACGCCCATGATGTCGTTTGACCGCTGATCCAGACGCGAGGCCAGTTCCAACTGCGATTTTCGCATGGGCTCCAAGTCCGCCGCCTTGGCGTAATCCAGTCCCGATGTTCCCATGATGGTTACTAGCCCGAAGGCCCAAGCAAGGTGCACGGTAATTCCTCCTCCTGCATATAACGCAAGCAGGGCCATAATGACCCGCCAGCCATAAAAACGCCCACTTTCAAATTCCTCGCGCTGCGGCCATGCGGCTGAAATTACAGCCTTGGCTGCGTCGATACCGTTAGCCACTGCCCTTGCTCCCCCAACCGCACAGGCGCACTCCGACGGCGTTGTGTTCCTTAGCCTGCTCGATAGTATCTAGGCTGTCCGCCTTGCTCCAATAGATAGGCTTGGCGACATCGCAGAAACCAGCATGACCCGTGTCAGTCACGGCGGAACCCGTCGTCTTTGTCGCGCACCCCAGCAGGGTCACGGATAGCAGCATCACGCACAGCAGCCCGCGCGTCGTTTGCCATTTTGATTTCATCCAATGCCCCCTGTAGGTGCTGCCCCAATGCCACCGCCGTGGCCGTGTCAATTGCCCGCTGTCCCGCGAGGTAATTGACCACGGCCACGATGGCGGAGATGACGCCCGCAATGAGCGTCAGCCAAGTCATGCCTTGGCGGCCGACGACGGCGTGATGGTGGTGGTGCCGAAAGTCTTGAGCGCCCACGTCACCACGGCCACGATGCCCTGGATGGCGCCGATGATGGCCACCTGCGTCGATGCATCCAAGTTCAGGCCGAACACCGCCGCCACGCTGGCGACCACGCCGATGGCCTGGGTCCAGTTGATCTTGCTGTACCAGGCCGATTTCACGTCAACAGTAACTGTGTCTGCCATGTCAAACTCCTCTCATTGCCGGTGCCGCCGGTCCGGTTGTTAAAGCTGGAATACGATGACCCACGCCGAGCCGATGCTGAAAATACCAAGCGTGTTATATTGCTGTCCAAGAGTGAATGAGGCTTCGCCATTGACCTGCGCATCGCCAGCAAATGTCACCGGGTTGGCTGTCGCGTCGGCCTTCTGGAAAATCATCAGGCTGCCAGCCTTGGCCGCACATGACGGAAGCGTGTTCGCCTGCGGTCCGCTGGTCGCATCGCAGATCAGCACATTGTCGGTAACTGACAGGACGGTGCTGGTAAAAATCTCGCGATAATTCAGCGTGCCCGCGCCAGTGCCAGAGCCCGGCGCACCGAACAGTGCGATGGCACCCGATCCATCAAAGCCAAGATAGGTGTTCGCACGATCAGCCGCGACCGGCAGCGTGACGGGCGGCACCAGATCGGAGACGGGGAAATTCAGCGTGTAGGTCAGCAGCGTGCGCAGCTGCTGAATGCACATCATCGCATAATCGAACGTGCGGTTCAGGACCGTGGGCAGGAACGCCGATTGGTTGGGAATGTCGGTGGTCTGGATATACGGGACGTTGCGCTCGATGGTGATATAGACGCCCGCAGCGATGGGCGGCCCGGCGAGCGGATAGGTGACGTTTCCGCCTGCTGGGTTGTTGATGCCGTCGATGGTGTATTGGTTGGTCGCCAGCGTCTGTGTGACGGGAGGGTTGACGGTCGTATTCACCACCGTCACCAGCACATTGGACTGGTCAGTGCTGGTCGCACCTGGGATTTCAAAGCTGTACGGGAACAGCGTGGCGGCGCCGTTGCCGTTCAGCGTGACCTTTGATGCGGTGGTGACAATGGTCATAGACAGCCCCTGATTTGCGGCATGATAGCCGATTTTGCGCCCATGGTCATGGGTACTTCTTCTGGCTGCCAGTCACCAGCCCGCGCTGCAAATCCTTGAGATCGTCCGGTTCTGCACGGCCGGTGGCCACGTCGGTAATGTAGCCAGCCGTCTTGCCAGCCTGGCCCAGCGGCAGGTGGAGCGCAAAGCCCAGCGCTGTCATGCCGTCGCGCACTACCGGACCCCAGCCAGCGTCACCACTGGCGGCGCTCATCACCTCGCCGGGTACACGAACAGCCTTTTTGGCGATCGACACCGTTGGCGAGGAACCGATGCGATCTCCCGAGGATTTGTCGAACAGCGCTACCGCCGGCGCACCGAACACCGGGACCATGCCAGCGGCATACCGGCCCACGGCGCCCAGGTAATAGGAGGCGTCACCCCAGGCGGTGGCGGGATCATTGTCGTCGTCGGTGTTCCCGGTCGCGCCCCGGTAGATCAGATCCGACAGCACGGCCGGGATGACGATGCCATAGAGTGCGATGGCAGCCCTTGCGCTCACCGCCTTGGCACCGTGCATGTCCTTGGTCAGCCCGAACTCGGTGGCCAGATAGTTATTCTGGCTGCCCCAGTAGGAATAGAAATTCGACACCATCAGCTTCGACAGCGCCGAACCCGTCTCGAACTTCGACAAATCCTCCGGCCCGAAGCCGCCTTGCGTCGAACGCACAACCTCGTCCGCATGCTGGATCGCCTCCGCCTCGGTCATATTCCCGCGGCTGGCCACGTCGTGCGCTGCATTCCAGGTGGTGATGTCCACGATGTTCTGGAACATATGCTGGAAAATCGACCCGTTGCGCGCGCCCCATTCCTGCATGTCGCCCAGGATCGTGTCGCTCTTGATCGCATGCTCGATCTCCAGCATCAGGTCGGCCGACTTATTGCGCAGGCGGCGGTCCATGTAAGGCGATTTCTCGGCAATGGCGTCAGCCGTCTTGCCAGGGTTCATCACATAGGACATCAGCGAGCGCGCCATGCTGCCCTTGCTGGTGCGCTGAATGGCAGGCGACAGACCGACAATCTGCTGCACCGAGTTGGCGACGTTGAACGCCAGCACCTGCATGCTGCTGCGGCGACGGGCAGAATTGAGAACCTTGGCCCACATGCGGCCGACCTTGGTGGTGGCTGGTATTGTCAGCGTCTGGGTTGCGGTGCGCTGCAGATACGGCATCAGCATCTCATCAATGGCGTGCGGGTTGATACCAGCCATCATGTCCTTGAAATTGCGCTTTAGCAGCAGGCGGCCAACGTCGCGGATGGTCGGCTGGAGGTGCGTGAATTTCAGCACGCTGTCTATATGCGACGGGATGCGCGACAGGTTCAGTTCCAGCGCCTTGTTGTAATTGTCCACGCGCGACTTGGTGAACCCGCGCCCGGTGCTGGGGAACATACCGCCAGTCTGCTGTTCGCGCAGGGCATCAACGTCATATTTCTGCGCGTGGTCGCGCACTATGAACCTGTCCACGATGGCAGGCATATAGCCGCCGTCCACGTCACCGAACGGCGTCCAGGTCGGGCGGCGCGTGATCTCATTGAACCGCACACCATAGATGGATTTGTGCGCGTCCTGAGCGCCTGGCTTCAATTCCTCCAGCAGGTTCCAGATTTTCTGTGCCGTGTCGAAATGCTCTTTCTTGAGCGTGCCATTCTGCGCCAGCCGGTTGATGGCCGAACGCCAGCGGCTATCGTCAAGATTGCCGTCCTTGTCCAGCGTGCCCCACTCACGGCCCAGCAGCAGCTTGCGGAAATTGCTGTCGTTGCCAGAGTGCAGGATCGCATGCAGCAGCGCGCCCTTGTCCTCGAATGTGTAGTTCAGTTCGGGGGAGTAGATTTTCCCAGCGCCAAGTTCCTTGCGGTGCGGCTCGATGATGTCCCACAGCTTGGCCATGTATTCGACGCGCGCCGGGTGATAGCGGTCCAGAGCCTCGTAGATAGGACGCACCAGATATTTGGTGAATGGCCCATCCACCTTGCCGCCGTCCATGAGGCGCGCCCAGCTTTCCACGCGGCGCAGCGCAGCCTTGGTGCCCATGGAAAAGTCTTTGATCTTGTCGATCTTGCCTACCGGCCCCTGCATGCCAGCCTGCGACGGCACAGCCTCGGCACCGGCTTGGTCGCGCATCTGCTGCACCATATCGGCATAGCGGATGTTGTCACCCTCGATCTCCATGCCGCGCATCTTGCGGCCCAGATTGAGCAAGGACTTCACGCCGTCCATGGCATCCTGAAACTCGGCCAGTTTCATGTTGTCCACATCGCCGCGCCACCGCTCGTTCAGCAGCACGTCGGGCATAAACACATCCTGACCGATGGCGGCTTGGTCGGAGACAAACTTATTCAAGGAAGGCGTCGCAGCCAAATCCTCCGGCGCCGCCTTGGTGGCAATGCCCATGCGCTCCACGATGGTGTGGATCTGGTCCATGAACCCCTGCTGCACGGTCTCGCGCTTCGGGGTCTTGCCCAGCTTTTTCAGCAGCGCGGTATCCTTGGCCACCTGTTCGGCAGCCTCGCCGGCCTTGCGGGTCAGGACGTGGTTGATGAGTTGCTTCTGCTTGGCCTGGAATGCCTCCTCCAGTTTGCCCTTGAGCAGCGCGCGTTGCGCCTCGCGCCCGAACTTCGCTTCTAGCCGCGCGAACCCAGCCATGTCGGTGGCGCGCTTGGTGGACATGCCCTCAAGCTGGCCGTCGGCCCACGCCTCGATATCTGCCAGCCGCAGCGCCGTCAGCCCCGCCTGCTTGGCGATGGCGCGTGTCTCCATGGCCATCACGTCGGCCTGAGCGCGGTTGTGGACCGCCTCAAGCGCATCGGCTTCAATGCTGCCGTCGTTCAGCGCATCGCCGTGACGCTCCAGCATGATGTCGCGGGTCTGGCTGTCGATCAGATGGTTGACGTATTTGTTCCCATCCAGCGTCTTGCCGGTGGTTTCCTCCACCTGGCGCTTGGCGCTCTCTAGCGTCATCAGCGCGCGCACCAGTTCGTCACCGCTGCGATAGCCAAACATTTCGGCCACCTCGTCAGGATGCGCGCCGCCCTCAGCCTGAACCACGCCGGACGGCAGCGCCTTGCTGGCTTCATCAGTGCCGTACATATCGGCCAGCGTGTCCTTGGACAGGCGCGCGCGATCAGGGCTGGCGACACTCTCAGGATCATCCAGCACCTTGCCGGTTCGCAGCCAATACTGGGCGCGCAGATCAGGGCGACTGCGGACGGTGCTGGCGACATCCTCGCGGACGCCGGCGGCTTCCTCTTTCCATTCCTTGGTGCGGCTGGCACGGATAGCGGCCATCGTCTTGGCCAGCATCTTTTCGTCGGCCTGTGTACGGGATCGCTCAATTCCCTTGGAATAGGCGGTGAATTCCGCATCGGTCATGCCGCCGTCTTTGGCCGTGGCAAACACCGGTCGCAGGTTCTCAGTATTACGCCAGCTTTCAATGGCCTCATCGCTGGCCACCATGCGGTCGAACACGCCACGAATTTCGTCATTGATGGGAACGCGAAGGGCGGCGACGGTTTTATAGATACGGGTGAGCCAAGACTTGAACTTGCGGAACGCGGATGCCAGTGCTGACGAAGGTGCACGACCCTCCATCAAGTAGGTCTCGAACGAGCGCGCGAAGGTTTCGTGCTGGTCGGTGGTCAGTGCCGACAGATCGTCAGCCCCAAGATATTTCGCAATCGCCGCAGCGTCAGCGCGCAGACCTTCTGGCGCATCTTTCGCCGCCGCATCGCGGCCCATCTCCTCCAGCCACTGGTGGCCAAATTCATGCAGCGCCGTGCTGGCGTCGGCGTCTTTGAACAGGGTGATGATGCTGCGGCCGTCGTTCAGGTCCAGGCGACCGCGCTCGCCTTGTTCGAACGTCTTGGCGGCGCGCGCCATCTCCTCGTCAATATGCTTCTGCAGCGCCGCCTTGATCTCGGCGTTTGTCGCCTTCTTGACATCAATCCCAGCGCGCGCCGTGAATTCGTCCAGGTCTTTCACCGCCTCCTCGAACGCGGCCTTGCGCTCATCGCCAGCGCCCTGCGAATACCGCTCGTCGCCACGGCGCATCGCATCGAACAACTGGTCCGGCGTTGGGCGCTCGGTCAGTTCCGGGAAATAGCCAGCGTCCCACATGGCGCGCGCAACATTGTCGGCGCCGTGGTCGATGTTTTCCTGCTTGTCCTCTCCAGCCTTGCGGATCAGACCCTTGGTCTTATGCAAATCCATGGCGCGCAACTCGCCGCCCGTGTCCACGATGCCGCCCATCGCGCGCACCGCCTCATGCAGCGACGGCCCGAACAAGTCTCGGGTCTTTGGCGCCTTCCGGTTCTCATTCCGCAGAGCATTAATGACCAGATCGCTTTCGTCCGTCAGCGCGTTCCGCAGCCCTTCGGACACGGCTTTCTGCACCGTGATCCCCTCGGCCCGGTACAGATCCAGCGCCGACTTCTCGCCGCCCAGCCTCTCGGCCCGCGCGGCATACCGTTCCGACACCAGCCGCGCCGTCTGCGTCGCCTGCTCCACTGTCTGCCCGGCAGCACGCAACTGGCCCAGCATGTTCTCATAGACCTGACGCACTGGGTCCGCCGCCGCAGCCTCAGCATCCGCGCTCGCCCGCCCCTGCGTCGCCAGATCAGCCAGCAGTTCGCCGCGCTGCTTCTCGTACTCGCCGGCCTCGCGCATCGTCATGCCGTCCGGCCGGAACCGAATTTCCGCCCGCAGGCTTTCCGAGATAGGCGTGCCCGACAGGTGCGCTACATACGCCGCCGTCGGCACGATGATGTCGCCGCCAGTCTCGCCCGCCTGCTGCATCTGCTTGGCCAGATCCGGCACCAGGTCGCCCAGCAGCCCATCGCCCGGCCCGGGCTCCACCCCATGAGACTGGTACAGGGTCCGCACCGCGTCGCCGGTCAGCCCGATATTCTCCACCGGGGTGCCGTCGGTCTGGGACCGCATGAAGGACTGGAACGCATCCAGCGACCGCTCGCGGGTCTTGGACCCCACCGCGCCAGTCTCCAACGCCTGGAACGCCGCCGTGTCAGCCGTGGCCTGGCGCGCGCGCATGGTATCGCCCACCAGGCTGCCGGCCGCGAACGGCAAATGCACCAGCGGAAAAAGCATTGCGCCATCGGTGGCGGCTGTGATTAGATGGTCAACCGCCGTCTGCCGCGCCAAGGGATCGTTAAACACGGTCTCGAAATTCGCGCCGCCAGAAAGCTGCTTGGCGAACTCCTCCCCGAAAATCGACGTGCCTTCCATGGCACTGTTCAGCGCCGCGCCCGTCAGCCCGGCCTTGCCCAGAGACGTGGCGAAATTCCCCAGTGCGCGGGCCACCGTGGGGCGCGTGACCGCCTCGGCCATGGCGTCGCCCATGAATTTGCCCACCGCGTCCAGGGCCGGCTTCTCCACCGCCTTGGCACCGACCATGCCCAGCGCCGTCGTGCCAAGCCCGACCAGCACCGACGCCACGTTTTTGACCGGCTCGCTGACCGGCTGGCCGTCATGCCCCTTCATCTGGGACAAGTTCAGGTATGTGTTGCCGGCGGCGACCTTGCCCATGTCCAGCGCCGGGCCGACGACCACAGCGCCCAGCACAGCGCCCGCAGCGGCCCCAGGAACGGCGCCAATGCCGCCAGCGGCAGAACCAGCCGCCGCGCCAGCAATGCCGCCAGCGGTGCCCGCAGGCAGGCTGCCGTGCATGAAATTGTCCAGCAGACCACCGGCGAACCCGGCCGCCTTCTGGAGGTAGCCATAAACCCCATGCACCTCGGGGCTCGCACCCAGCCGGCGGTCGATGTCGGCCACCTGGCCGGACACATCCACCCCCACCTGCGCCTGCGTGCCCAGCCGGCCGCGCTGGTTGCCAAGGCCCGCCGCGTCCCAGCCGGTCGTGATGGCTGTGGTCAGCTTGCCCAGCACCCCCAGATGCTCGAAATCGTCCTTTGCCACCCGCGCATGGAACGGGTCATTCGCCACCCAGCCGGCAATTTTGGGATGGGCGTCGAACACCTGCGACGCCTGGCTGATCTGGGCCTGTTTCTCATAGCCGCCCAAATCGCTTTCCACGATAGCCGGCGGGACGCCTATCCGGGCACCCAGCACCGAAGCCTTGCCCGCCGCGTCTGGGTTGGCGTCCTGCGCCCCGATGACCGCCCCCTTGGCGTCCCTGCCCATGGCAGCGCCCATGGCGGCGATGTCGGGGCCAAACCCTGCATCGGGAGCGGCCAGCCCGGTATCGCCGCCAGTGGGCTGCGGGGGCTGGCTGGTGGCCAGTGGCTTGAACGCCAGGATGTCAGCGGTGAATTCGCTCATGGGGTATGCTTATGGAGGCGCATCTGGTTGCTGGTCCAGATGGCATCCACCTCAGCCGCCGTCGGCGCCCGCTTATAGGCACCCTGGAACTCGCGCGTGATCGCCGCCCGCTTGTCATCCGGCACTGGTACCAGCGCCACCGGCTTGGTGGTCGTGCCGAAACCAGGCACATACGACAGCCAGCCCGATCGCGGCACCGTGGCCTCCACCAGCAGATTGCCGGCCATGCCGCGCACCTCGTCCGGCGTCGGCAGTTTCTTGTGCACCTGCTGGTACTGTTGCACCTGCGCCACAAGCCGCGAACCGAACTGGTTGTAGGTGTCGCGCTGGGACTGGGTGCTGGCCTTGGTGATGCTGTCTGGGATACCGGCCTCGTGATAGCCCGGCGCTGTCTTGGCGATGGTCATGGCGCGCGACCAGTTTGAGGCAGACGCCGCATCCTTGCCCTGGGCCTGGATCACCTTCTGCTGCTCCCCCATCAGGGCGCTCAGCTGGGCGCGCGGCAGCACATCCACATATTTCGGGTCGGTGAAATTCATGTGCATGAACGCATCCGGGTCGGAGTGCGACACGCCGTCGATCTGGTGATAGAGCGCATCCGACTGCACCGAGCGGGGATTGTCGTCCTTGCCCAGACGGTTCAGCACCGACGCGCGGGTGATATCGTCCATGTCATTCCAGGCGGCTTTCGACGCAGGATCGGCCAGCAGCTGGTCCAGCGTCTGCGGACGCTTCGACATCGGCAACTGAACAAACGAGCCATCCGTGGACTGGGTGAAGCCATTGACCTTCGCCAGCAGGGTGCCGCGTGCCGCCTTGTCTGCTTCGTTCTGCCCGCGCTGGATCTGGCCCATCCGGCTTTCCAGGTCCGACACGATCATCTTTTGCGCTTGCGGATTGTTCGGGTATGCCTGCTGCGCGAAGGTCATGGCCCGCGTGGTCCAGTCGGCAGCATTGGCCTTCACGTCCTGCGATGTCGGGATATGGCCAGGAACTGCCGGCGCCGCGCCGTTGATTTTCTCGACATAGGCGCGCGTCTCGGCCGGCATCATCGACACCACCCGGCTGGCATCCACCTGATCGCCCGGCTTGGCGCCGATCCGGGCCAGCGCCGCATCCACCTTGCCGGGACCGGCGTTGTAAGCCGCCAGCGCCAGCGACTGGTTGCCGCCATACCGCCCCACCATGGCGCCGTAATAGTCGCGCCCCATGCGGGCATCGTCCTCTGGGGTGCCATTGGACGGCTGGACCCCAAAACCCGGCGACGTTGCCGTGCCGGGCATGACCTGCATGGAGCCCCGCGCGCCTTTCGGGCTCGTGACGCGGGTGCCGTCCTGATTGAATTCCTTGCCGCCGCTCTCTGCCATGGCGATGGCATCGAAGGGCAACCCCTTGGTCACGGCATCGGCCGCCGCAGGGTTGGGAATATCGCCACCCGACATCAGGCGGTTCACGAAATTGTTGGAGATCACTGGGATTGTCGCGCCGCGCAGCGCCTTCTCCACCTGCGCACGCTGGCCGCCCGAGATGCTATCCATGTGCTGCTTGTAATAGCTGTCAGCTTTCAGCGGGTCATCGGTCATCATGCGGTCGATCACCGCGATGCGCACATTGCTTTCGGCCTGGCGCTGTCCTTCCACCACCTGCTCGGCAGACTGGCCCTGCAGTTCGCCCTGTGCCAGCACCTCGCCCTTGGCGATGGCGATGTTCTGATCCACCTTGAGCGGATCATCGAAATACGCAGCCGCGCTCTCCACCGCCGCATGTTGGCGCGCGACGCTGGCGCCCAGTATCCATTCCTTGCGCCCCTGCGCCGCATGGCTGGCGATGCTTTCCTGAAACGAATTGATCCGCGCCTGGCCGGACGACATGAACATCCGGCGCGCAGCATCGTTTGGCAGCGATTGCAGCACGTCCTGATATGCCTTGTCCGCAGCCTCACCCGTCGGCTTGGCGCCGTCATAGGCCCCCTGTCCGGCGCTGGCAAAATATCCCGGCGTATCGTCTGGCGTGCCATCCGGCTTCGTGCCGCCGCCGAACCCGATGGTCCGCAGCCGCTTCTGCAGGTCGGTGTCCGCCTGCTTGGCATAGGTCTCGTTGTTTAGTTCTTGGAACGCCAGCGCGTGACGATTGGCGACATCGCCCGCCTGTTCCAGTGTCTGGCCAAGACCCTGCAGCGCGCGGCCCTGGTCAGCGCCAAAGGCGTCGGCCGTCGCATTCTGTCGCATGCCTGGCGTCGGGCTGGCGTCGGGATTGATGGTCGGCAGCGGGTTGAAGTCGAAGCGGGCCATCAGCAATCAGCCATAATCTGGAGCAGTTCGCGCTCCGTGATTGGACCAGCCGTGCCGGACGCCCAGGATTTTTCCTGATTACAAGAAAAGCATGCCGCCGCCAAATTGCTCCAATCGTTCGACCCGCCGCGATAGCGCGAGATGACATGCTCGATGGTCGCGCCATCTCGAATATCGCAACCACAATAGCAGCAACGGTGGTTCTGCGCTTCCGAAAGCTGCTCGCGCAGAACCTTCGCACGCTTTGACTTTATCCGGTGGCGGCGCACTGAAATAGACATCAGCCAGCCCCCAGGATGCCGGCCTTCTGCCAGCCCAGGAATTTGTCACCCAGAGACGTGGCGCCGGACAGCAGCGTGGAGAACCCGGCGGTCTGCCCAGCCGCACTCGCGCTCGATGCTTTGGCCACATCTAGCGTCGCCTCATTGGTGTCGCTGAGACCTTCCACCCGCATATTGTACACCTTGCGCGCCGTGTTCGACCGGATCGTCAGCGCATCTAGTTCGCCCAGCTTCGCGGTGTCGCCCAGCACGTTCAGCGGCGTTCCGCTGGTGGTGTCGATCCCGCTGGCGGCCATGGCGGCGCGCTGCTGGCCCTGCACCTGCGCGGTCTTGAGGCGCTGGTTTTGCTCCTCGGTCTGCCCCGCCTGCTCGATGGCTTGGGCGTTGCGCTCGTTCACGATGGCGTTATTGCGCGCCACCTGCGCCTGGTAATTCGCGGCTGCGGCGGTCGCATTGGCCTGCTGCTGCTGGCCGACGAACGACATCACCGTTCCGCCGACAGTCGCGACAGCAGAAACAGCGGCTAGGGCGGCAGCTGGCAGACACATTACTTGGCCCCCTTCAACATCTCGAACCGGTGGAACGGATACCCGAACGGCCCGAACGGCTCGGCCGCATCCAGCTTGAACCCCAGCCAACGCAGCCACCGGATACTCATTGTATGACGGGCATCGACATAATTCTCAAGGTCATATCGTTCCGACCAGTCGCGCACGATCCGCTTGTTGGCGCGCAGGAACGTCAGGCAATGCCACTCGACCGCCTGCGTCCCCATCAGCCAGGGCCGCGCCATGCCGCCAGTGACGGACCCGAAGCCCAGTCCATAGATGCAGACTGGCTCTCCGCCGACCCGTGCCACGACGGACTCATGGGATAGCGCCACTGACTTGCGCAGAGCCTCCAGTGGACCACAGGCCGCCATGGCGATGGCCTCCTGCTTGTCGGCCTCGCGCATGTTCGCGGCCACAATTTCTAGATCTGCCAGCGTTGGGGTATCGTACTCAACCGCGATCATCGCCGACCTCCAGCCAGGGTGTCAAAGCCAGCACCGTCGCCGGCAGCGGGTAAATCTGCTTCAACTGCACCTGCCCCTCAACCTGCCATTGCGGCTTTATCAACAGCGTCTCGACGCCAGTGCGAAGCTGGATCGGGTCGCCATATCGCTGGTTCGTCCGCTCCTTCACTTCCACATACTGGTCGAATATCACATCGCCATTCGATCCCTGCCGCGCCGGGGTAATCTGCAGCCCGCGCGTATCCTGCACCGTCATGTTCATACGGCTGATTTTCTTGCGCTTTCCAGCCATGGCATCCATATCCAGCCGCAGCGTGCGCAGATCGCAGACATACGGCAGCCCGATAGTTGCCAACTGGCCAACTTCAAGCACTGCATCAAGTGTCACGGTGCCCGCATCAGACACCAAGCGTGGCGCCTGGGTACTGCCATCGACCAGCAGCGAGACCAGCGCGCCTGCCAAATGCTGCAGCCCGGTCAGGGTCTGCGTCACGCCGTCGCCGGAAAACTGCATCCCGCAATCCACGCACCACGCCAGACGCACATCAGCCACGCCATCAACAAAGAAATTCCGGCTTGCCTGGCGCTCTTGGTAATAGACCGGATCGCCGCCGTTCACGCCTGGGATCGTACGTTCCACGATCACATAGACGGCATTTTCCGCGCCTTCTGGGATTGCGGCCACGCTGCGGTATTTGTCGGTCCCACTATTGCCCAGCGTGTCATAGTGCGACCAGGCATAGACATCTTGTTCCTTGAGGAAAGTGAACGCCAGCAGCGACCCATCATTGCGTGTGTAGAACGCCTGATAATTCGGTTCCTCGGCATAGCAGCATTCCTGCAGCTCGAACCCGTAGAAGAGATGGTTCGACAGGATCGACAATTCTGGTCCGGTAAAAATGTTCTGGTAGAAATTGTACGACACGCCGCGCACCTTCGCGCCGCGTGTCTGCACAAACACAATGGTGTCGCCAATGGTCAGTGGCACCACATCGGAGCAGCCGTTGAAACTCTGGGGCCGGGCCACAATGGCAGTCGGTGTCACAGCATCAGACTGGGCACCGGCAGACACCTCCCACGCACCGCCGCTGGTCAGGGGCAGTAGGGAAGTTGTGGCGATCAGATGCTTAATGGCGTTGACCTGGCGCGATGTCAGCGTGACCGTAATGGCGTCATCAGCGCGCAGCGGGCTGTGCGTGTCCATGTTCTTGAAATTGTCGGACTGCGTGGCGTAGAGCGTCTGAGGGAAGTTTGTCGGAGAGGCGAACCACTGCCGCCCTTGGAAATAGGTCGAACAGGACGGATTGTTTCCGCCTGAAAATGGATTGGCGTGCTCGGGCGGACCAAGCGTGAAATCAGGGTCGAAATTCGCGTCCACGAAATTCAGGCTCAGCGACTGGCCGATATAGCCATAGACGGTTGGAGCATCCAGCCCAGTGCCAACCGCCTGGGTGCGATAGATGTTGTACCGATCCGGCGTTGGGCCAGTGGCCGGCGCCGTCCACGCGATGCTGTTGTTGATGCCGTTGTTCTGGTCCAGCGCCACATTACTGCATGACGCGACAACAGACGGGACACTCTCCTCGGCCGGCGCATCGGTAAGCGCCGTCACGATGTAATAGAAATCCAGCGTCGCGCTGGCGGTCGAACCCGATGGCGTTGCCGTCGGACTTGTCGGTGGCTGCACGGCGGCAGCGAATGTGATACTGGTAAGCGTCCAGATATAGTGCGCCGTGCGCGTGAGGTTGCGTGGTGCATAGGCCGGATGCGTCAGTGTCATCACGTCGGCAGACTGCACATATTTCAGCAGCGGCAGATCGGCAGATGCATACGGCGTCACCAGCGTGAAGATGCGCGCCACCGATGCGCCACCAGGATAGGCGCCGAACCCGGCCGTGGAAACAACATTGCCGTCCAGGTCCGTGACCGTGAACGTGTCAGCCGTCGGCGTGGTGGCCACGATCCAGCCATAGCCTGGCGTTCCGTTCAGGTCCGACCAGCCGGTGCCAGTGAAGTCGAACGGGAACAGCCAGTCGCCAACCGCATAGCCATGCGCCACATGGGTGAATACCGCAGGGTTCGCCGCAGTCGCTGCTGTCACCGTCACAGACGGCTCCAGCACATAGCCGCCATTCATGATGACGCGCATATATTGCTCGCCAAACTCCAGGATGTATGCCTGCAGCGTGTTGAACTGGAAATCTATGTTCCGCGGCTTGGTGCCGACAGGTTGCTTGCACCGGCCCACGATGGCAGTGCCCGGCCGCGTGGCGGCGCCCCCATAGGGCTGCACAAAAAAGTTATGCAGCAGTTCCGCGCCGACGCGGTATTTCGCCAGATCCGTGCGCCCGTACAGCGCAGGCGAAATCTCCCCCGCGGCGAACGATGGCTGGTTGACGGCGGACTGACTGCCCATCAGTGCCACCACTCATTATCGCCAAGGCTCATGATATCGTAAATCCATCGCAGCATCAGGTAATATCCTGCGCGCCGCCGCTGGTATACGTATCGCTCTCGTCTGGCGTGATGTCCACATAGCCACGCGCCGACAGCCAGTCAGGTGTCCAGGTGTTTGTGTTCGTGGTCTCGTTGCCGTTCTCAGCTTCGGCGTCAGCCTCGGCCTGGGCACCAGCCTTGATGGCAATCTGCGTCAACGTCTTGTCACCAGACAGGGCAAACGAAATGCGCTGGGCAAGGCGGCCAATCATGGCGTCGATGAAATTCTGGTCCCAGACGTTGGGGTCGTTTACATACCCAGTATAGACCAGATGGGCGATGGGCTGGTTGGTCAGGATAACCTTGATCGGGTTGTTCTGGTTGTCACGATCACCGCCAACGATGAACTTGATAGGCGATGTGCGCTGCGGTGGCACGAACGATGTCTGCCCAGTGGTCAGAGGCGGCGAAATCTGGCTGCCATTGCGCACCAGCACAGGCAGGATATAGCGCGCGTCGAGACAGTCGGCCGGCCACGAATAGCTGTAGCGCCACGGCAGCGGCGGGATCGGCAGCGCGCCAGTCGGATTTTCCGGTGTCCCGGCAGCAGCCTTATAGACGGCCAGAACCACCTGACGCCGCGCCCAGTTCCAAGGAAACTTCCGCAGCAAAGCATCGCGTGTCTGCGTGTACCAAAGCTGTACCGTAGCCGCCTCAGTGCTGTCCTCGCTCAGACTAGCAATAGTCGAGCGCGTGCCAATGGCAGAGAGAGCGAGATTGGCGATCTGCGTGTCGTCCATTTTTATCTCAATTCATGTCGATCAGGCTGACTTCGGGAAATTGCAGATTTGCCACCACACCACCAGACGGAGTTCCAATACGCAGCTCGCTGAGATAGGTCACGCCCTGCATAGAGATATCCACCTCATACTGTTTCCAGTTTGTCGATGTGATGTTGACGATCTTGTTAGGATTTTTTCCACCAGCAGCCGATGATATAAACGCCACATAGGAGCACGTTGTCAGCACAGTACAGTTTGCAGACGACTTGGCCCAGAACTTAAACCGAAGGATTTTCCCAGCGACGATGCTGGTGGTTGCACCCTCTGTCTGCGGAACCATAGACAGATAAGAATTGGCAATCGTCAGGATGGAATTGTTGCCGCCCTGCTTGATTGTAGGGTCTGACGAAACTCCGCTGCCAGTTTTTGTGTAAACCCAGTACAGGCTGTTTGCAGGAACTCCGCTGACGACTGCGGTATCCCAGTCCGGCTGCGATGGGTACAGCTTTGCCTGGCGGAACGAGATGTTCACGCCGCCGACTAGCGCCTGGTTATCTGGCAGCGTCAGATTGGCGATCATGCTGAACGGCGTTGGCAGCGTCCCTTTCAGCATGGGCTCTCCGGTGATGGATATCTGCTTGCTGAAGTCACCATTATCAACGGATGTCGTGCCGTTGATCGTGATGCCGTTCATCCCGTAGCCCAGCGAATTGTCGATCGCGCCAGACCCGATGCGGGAATATTGCAATGAGCTGTTGTAGATGTAACTCAGGGTTATGGCGCTCGATAGAACTGCCTGGTTTTGGTTTGACAGGCCAAAGTTTGTGATCTCATACCCGTCGATGACAACGCCAAGGGCACCTGAATAGCTGGCGATGCCAGAGACAAGCGTATTGCGGATCAGCGGCGATGTGATGGTGACATTGCCGGGAAGGTCCGTAACGCCGCCGCAGCCGGTCTGGAGCCACGTTGAACCGTTCCAGTTCCAATCACAGGCAAGTGCAATTCCAGTGTCGCCAGTGCCGTTGATGTCGGGCGAGATGATAGAAATTCCCGACCCAGATCCAGGAACTGGAAGGGCATTTGCATATACCCCAGAGCCGCTGTTGATGCTGATAGCTTCGAGCTGGCGGTAGCAAATGAACCGAACGACAACGCCCGCAGCCTGCGCTGGAACGAGAACGGCAAAACTGGTATTTGTTCCGTTCGGCGTGACCTGAACAGTTGTACCATTCACATAAGTAGGAACGCTGTTGACCTGCAGGCCGTAATGACCGCACGGCGCGGAGGTCGTAAATGTGAAATTCGCCTGACTGGCGGTCGCCGTCTGTGACGAGCCATAATCCGGTGAGTAGGTGCGCAGGTGGTCAATGGTGCCGGAAGACCAAAGCGTCTCTACCGGAAAACCTCCAGTGTCAAAATGAGCGTCGCCAGACGACAGGAAGTTAGAGCAGCCGGCAAATAGGACGCCAAGCCCCATCGCCGTCTGCTGGCCAGTGTTGTCAAACGTGTTGTTCTGCGACGTCGCGCCGACAGACGTACCGCCGCTGTGGTCGCACGCGAAAACCAGAGCCGCCGCAGAAGACCCGGTGAAGGTGACGTTTTTAACCGTTGGGTTTTGAACGGCAAACGCGCGGATACCGTAGAACCCAGTCGGCCCCGGCAGCGTGATTTTCAGGCTAGAAACCAGCGCGTTGTCGCCATTGAGCAAAAACGCGCCATCTGCTCCCGTCTTGGCAATGATCGCGCTTTTTATCCCGGCACCCGTCACAGACTGGTTTGCACCAACCTGGACAGTGTCAATAACGCACCCAGTGCTGCGAGGCGGTACATAGATGGCATTTCCCGCAGTCAGGGCCGCGGAAAACTTCGTGGTGTCATCCGTGGTCCCATCGCACTTGGCGCCAAACCATGCGACAGAATAAGGCTGGCCATTGGTCTGCCGATAAAAGCAGTTGTTCGAAGCGTCCTTGACGATGGTGCCGTTATTTGCGGAACAGCCCGCGGTGCCTTTGTCAAACAATCCTTCGCCACCATCGCCCGCCGCATAGTACCCCAACAGCGAAACCGTTGCATAGCTGCCGTAAACCCCAGCCTGGAACGCAGCCATGGTCGGAATGGTAACGGGCGCCGGGCCGGCATAAGACGGTACGAGGCCAAGCGCGGCAATGATCGCGGCGATGAAAATCTTGCGCATTAGATCGCCTCAGGAATTGGAATATGAGAACTGGCAAACCAGTCGGGCACCAGTCATGGCGACGTTTTGGATAGCTGCCAAGGTGGCAGGATTTACCACCGTGACCGAACTTCCAGCCAATGCCATCTGTAGGGCAACGGTCCCGCTGCCACGACAAGTTGAGTAAAGTCCGGAAGCATATATGCCGGCAGGTACGGTAAACGGCCACCCGGAGATGGTAATCGCTGCCGTGCTGGCTGTCGTCGGAAACAGCACGGACAGCGTGCCAGTGACGTTGTTTCCCGTGATGGAGTAAAATGACAAAACCTGCGTGAAAGTCAGGGCCGCACCTGAGGCATCGGCCGGAACCCATGCCGTCGAGGATGTCTGTACGACAGTCGGCGGCGTGACAGTCTCCGCAAACGCGGGCGTGGAAAACAGCAGCGCAGTCAGTAGTGCGATGATCTTGCGCATCACTTGTAATCCACGCTGAGGAACGCCGTCGTGCTGGCAGTCGCGGTATAGGGGCCAGTGCTGGAGAAGCACACGGCAATGCCAGTCGCATTGACCATTGGAATGTCAGCCCACGACACGCCAAACGGCGCATTCGCCACCGTGTAGGCGTAAGCCTTCTTCGGCGTCACCGTGCCGTTCGCAGCACAGGACGTGGCGTCATAGACCAGGATGGTTCCCGTGACCGTGGAAGATCCAGAGATGCCGTAGACGCTATGGGCACCGCTCACGATAGTCGATGCACACGCCACGGTGCAGGACTGGGTGCTGACGCCGACGGTCGCAGATGGGTTGAGGGTCACATTCTCGGACCCCGCACCGCCGCTGGGGACCGTCAGCAGCGCGCCGTTGCTGTCCACCTTGGCATAGTAGCAGGCGCCAGAAGCGCCCCCCACGATCATCCCCTGCGTGCCACCGCCAGAGCAGGCGTTGGTCTGCGCCTTGGAAGGACTGGCGCATGCAAGCGCCATCAGCGCCAGTGCACCAAGTAGAAAACGCTTCATGTCCAGTCCCTCCAGGTTCAGGTTTAGATTTCGGCCGGCGCCGCAGCAGCGGGACGCTTGGCCGACGACTTCGGGATCACGCCCGCTTCCATCAGCGCCGAGACCATCGCAGCCGCCATCTTGTCGGGATTGCCGTGTTCGGCCTCGCGCTTGGCACGCTCGCGCAGGGTTTCCTCCAGCTCGCGGGCGAACTTGTCCACGCTGTCCGGCACGAAGCCAGTGAACTCGATGCCGTTGGCCTTTGCGACCGCCTTGGCCGCATCATTCATCGGCTCCCAGTGCGGGCCGGGAATGTGCTTGCTTTCGGCGTCCACGAAATAGACCGGCTTCTCATTGCCTTCGCTGTCCTGCGGACCTTCGACGGTTCCGGCCTTGAACACGGTGCCGTCGATATAGCTGGTCTGGTGCAGGCGATACTTGGGTGCTTCGGCCATGGTTACTTGCCCTTCTTCTTGGTGGTGTCGGCAGCCGCTGCCGGACCACCGCCATAGTCATGGAACGGATCGGGCTTCTGCGCTTCGGCCAGGGCCTTGGCGCCTTCGCTGTCATCAATCTTGGCGCCGGGCTGCACCGGCTGGATCTTGTCTTCTTCGGTCTTCATGTCGCTGTCTCCTTGGAGCCTTCCGGGGGCCGGCACCATGCCAGCCCCCTTCCAGCGGGTTGATGCTTACGCCGTGAGCGGGATGCCCGAGATGTAAGCGTGATTGTCCTGACGGCCGGACGAACCGACCAGCGTGGACAGAACCGTGCCAGCGGTCATCGGACCGGTGGCGACGGTGTAGTTCAGGCGGTAGAAGCGCGGCCGCGTGTTGGTGTTGGCCGCACAGACGCTCCAGCGCGGGATCGGGCAGCGCAGGACTTCACGGCCCGTGGTCAGATTAGCAACCGGCAGGGCGCCGGTCATCACCTGGTCATAGAACGTGCCGGGGGTCTGGGCAGAGCCGCCGCCGCCAGCATCCACAGCCGCCTGGATGGCGACCTGGAGCGTGGCAGAGCCGGTAGCGGTGAACGTGGTGCCAATCTGGATTAGGATGTCTAGGCTGTCCCAGCCGCTATACGACGGTCCCATGTCGCGCTGCTGGTTTCCACCGGGCTGCTGGGCATTGATGATGCCCATGTCGATCACATTGGTGGACACAGCGGTGACGGTGATGGCCGTGCCCGCCGGGTCGAAGGTTTCAAGTGCGTCGAGGATCATGACGATGTTCTCCTTTCTGGGAGAGTGAGGGTTAGACCACGCGGCTTTCGGTGTTCAGCAGCGCGTCGCAGGTGCGGATCGGGACGCCGCGGAACGTGGTCGTGGGATAGCCGTCCCACTGCTCCATGTTCAGCAGCACGTTGGTCTTGTTCACCGCCTGGATGTCCAGGTAGGTGCGGATGGTGCGGTTGGCATACAGCGCCACGCGACCCATCATGCCCATGACCTTCGCGTTCGGCGCGCCGATGGTCTGCTCCGAAGCCACCGAGCGCGGCTGCGTCGGCCAGCGGTGGACGCCGCGGATCAACCCATTGATGAGGTTGGCCGCGGAGCCGCCGGAGAGCAGGGTCACGTCGATGTTGCACAGGCGGAACACATAGCGCCAGTCGCGGAGCGTCAGGCCGTTGTCCCACTTGAAATGGGTGCGGTAGACTTCGTATTCCGACCCATCGGTGTTGACCTGCGTCTGCAGATCGCCCTTGTCCTTCATGGTGAAGCCGGCCTTGCCACCCTTCGGGAAGATCATGTGGCAGGTGCGGGCGCCCCAGGTCACACCCCAGATCGAGGTGTTGGTGGACTGCGTGCCGCCCATGTCAATCACGTTCGCAGCCGACTGGGCCGTGGCGGTGGAGGTGGCATTGTAGCGCGGCGACAGGCCGGTGAAGGCCGAGGCGTTGGTCAGCGTGTTGCCGTAGAAGATGGTCGAAGCCATCTGCTGCGACATGCCTTCCGCGAACGCCATGTCTTCCGACAGGCGGAACTCGGGGGCATTGCCGTTCAGGTCGGCCAGCGCCTTGTCCACGACGCTGTAGGTCTCCAGCATGCCGATGCCGTCGGAGATTTTGGCGGTGGTGGATTTCTGCGGCTGGACGCCGTAGTTCAGCATGCGCCAGGTCGCCTGGGGCAAGCCGGTGCGCACGGTGGTGACATGGCCGACTGGACCGTTGGCCTCGACAACCAGGCAGTCCGACAGGATGTCGTTCGTCTGGGACAGCAGTTCGATGACTTCCGACTGGCCGTCATTGTCCTGACGTTTCGCCCAGTCGGCGTAGGTGAGCGCAAGTGCGCCAATGGTGGACATTTAGTTGGTCTCCTTTCAGGAGGTGGATTGGTTCATGGTTGGGTAGATCTGAGACGCAGCTGAAGGCTTCGGTCCAGCGGTCGGCTTTGCATTGACCGGTCCGCCCTCCCGAAACTTTTCCCCCACGCGAGCGAAAAACCGGAACAGTTCGGGATGATTGCCCGCCCCGGTAAATCCAAGCGCAGACCGCAGCGCCTTGTTTTCCTCAGGAGTTTTGGTGAAGTGGTCGATGGCGCGCGCAGCATCAGCAACGCTTGCATCGAACTTTTCTTTGGTGTCGCCAAGTTCTTTGTCAGACTTGACGGCAGCCGCCCATTCCTCCTGCATAGTCGCCCACGCTTCGTAAGGGGCCTTCTGGGCCTCCACGATCTTCGGCACCATCAGATCCACCAGCTTCTGCGCCTTCTCTGGAGCGATGCCTTCATCGAGCGCCAGGTTTTTGAAGTCGGAGAACAACGGCTGGTCTGCCGGCATTCCTTCGGGCAATTTCAAACCGTCGTAGGATTTGAGGGCTTCGGTGCGAACCTCGGCTTCCTTGGTCTCACGGGCGGTCTTTTCTTCCGGCGTCTCATTTTTCAGACGTTCGGCTTTCTGCTCCTCGGTCTCGGGCACTGGCGCGGGTGCGTCAGGTGCCTTCGCTTCGGATAGCAGACTGGTGGGCTCGCTCGCTGGAGCAGGTGCAGAGGCCTCAACTGCCGGCGCCGGTGCAGCGCCACCTTCACCGGCAGGAGGCGTATCGGCGGCAGGGGGAGACCCACCTCCGGGCGCGGGATCGCCTTCTGCGGTCAGCAGTCTGGCGAAACGGTTGAATAGGGGCTGGTCGCTATGGAGGTATTTCACGCTGTAGTTCTCCCGCTGTTTTCCTTCACCATGAGCGCATAGCCCTCGGGCTCAAGCGTCACGGCACGCTGCAAATAATACTGGCCGATGTTCTGCTGGCCGGCCTTGAACATGGTCTGGTTGGTGTCGAACCCAGCGTCGAATGCGGGGTTACGGAACAGCCCGCTGGTCTCCAGGATGTCCCAATAGATGCGGCGGCCGGCGGGATGGCGCATGAGCCAGCCAAGATCCAGCACATCCTGCTTGGCGGCGCGGTCCTGCTTCTTGCCGCGGGCTGCCACCTGGGCGCCATCGGACGCGATCACCAGCGGGTCGGCACCGGCAGCCTTGCGCGCGCGGGCCTCCTCCTGCACCTCGGGGCTGCAGTCGCAGTCCTCTTGGCCGCACTGGGGGCAGCGGTCGTCGGGCTCAATCGCCATCGGCCAAAGCCTCCAGCACGAAATTCCACTGGGCGCCCAGCCAGGCGCGCGCAGTGCCCAACCACGACCGGCGGGGGGCCGGAGCCCACTTGCAGCCAGGATGGTCCGCCTGCAGTGCGTGCGGCTCACAGACCATCACATTCGGGTCCAGCACACCGTCGCGCGTGACGATGGCGACCAAGCGGTTGAACCCAACGTCGGGAGGCGGCATGTCAGCGGTCACGGGCAGCATCATGACGCCACCGCGACGCGAAAGCCGTCCAGTTCATCAGCGCCCCTCGGCGTCACCGACCAAGACAAATACCCCTCAGGAGAGCGATGGCGTTCGATGTATCCGGCGCGCTCAACAGGCACCAAATCCATCAGTGTCGCGGGCATGACGCGAGTTGTTGAAACTCTTTCGAGGAGGGCGGCGGTCTTACGGTCAATCATTGCGCGCCCCCGACTTGGCCACAGGCGCGCGTCCGCCCATCAGCATTTCCTTGGTCAGCCCAGGCATCATGTGCGGCTTGGCGACAAGCTTGGATTTCTCCACCACCTCAGGCCGACGATAGTAGCCGCGCGCAGGATGATATGTTTTCCAGGGGCCACGCGTCATGCCGCCTGCCTCCCCGCCATGATCTGCATGGCGTTCACGCCGCCGCCAACATCGGTCTTGCTCAGGGTCTCCGCACCCTGCGCAGCCTCCATGGACTGCTGGAATGCCAACTGCTTCTGTGTCGCCTCGTCGCGCGCCTTGCGCAGCGCCAGCATCTTGGCGAACTCCAGCACCGTCTTGGGTGACGCGCCCACCATTTCGGCGTATTCGCGCACGCTCTCGTCCGCGTCCATGTTGTCCAGCGCCGTCGGCACCGCGGCAGCGATATTGCCCACGAACTGCCACAGACGCTCCAGCGCAGCGGTCGAGACAGCGCGCTGGGCTTGGGCCAGGATCGACACAAAATCCACCCCAACGTGGCCAGATTTGACTTCCTCGGGCTCGTTCGGCGGCAGGATGCCGTACCGCTTCATGATGCCATACATGCGCTGGATTGCTGGCCGCAGCAGTTCATCGTGCAGCCGCTCAAGCGCTGGGCCAAGCATCAGCATCTTTTCTTCCTTGCGCGCCACGATCTCAGTGGCCGTGCGCTCGGTGTCGAGGTTCGAGATCATGAGGAACAGGTCCTCGAAGAACGCGGTTTTGATGCGTGTCTGGGTCTGGCCGATCAGTTCTCCGATCGCGCCAATGCCCTGCGGATGCACCTGGTAAGCCGGCTCAAACTTGCCCATCTGACCGGGCGGCTGGAATGTCACGCCGCCAGGGATCACCGTGGTGGGCTCGTTCTTCATCGTGTTAGGCGCCACCATCGGCGGGTTCACTAGCTTGTCCACCAGCTGGTCGCGGCGCTTGGTGGCAACCTGCAGCTGGCGCGTGTCACCGATCGCGTCCATGCCAGGGCTGCGGCCATAGGGGTCATTTGCCGTCACATTCCAGCGCGGGGCCAAGAACGGGCGCTCGTTGTAGCCCTTCTCGGCCAGGATCTCGACGCCCTCGTCACCCCATTCCCAGTACACCTCCAGCCACGGCATGCCCTTGGCGCCAGGCGCGTCATAGACCCGCTTGTCGTTTGGCATGATGATGTGGCCGACGAGGAATTCGGTGTCGTTCGAAGCCGTGACCAGATAGGCGTTCTGCACGGTGGCGCTGCACCGCTCCAGCCCGAACTGCGTCACTAGCTGCGTCGCGGTCATCACGACCTTGCGCGCAAACGTGGTCACTTCCAGCCGGTCATCCACCGACAGGTAGTATTCGCCGCACGCCAGCGGGAAGCAGCGCACCGCGTCCTGGTAGTCCTCGTACATGAGCATCACGCCCGTACCAAAGACGCCGATCTCCTCGAACAGCGTGGCGACGGAGCGGTAGAAATTCGAGCCCGAGAAAATGGACATCATCCGCTTCTCGACCTCGGCCAGCCAGACTGAAATCTCGCCGCCTTCCTCGAAATCCTGTCCGGACAGTTTTAGCTGGAACCACGGCCGCGCAGGGCTGCACACGCCGGCCATGAGGCCAGAGGCAAACCGCTGCGACGCGATCAGCGCGGTGTTGTCGATGATAAGCTGGTTTTTGCGCTGGCCGCGGCCGGACGAGTTCGGCATCTCCTGGAAGCGGCCCAAGCGGGGATTGATGAACCGGCTCAGATCGCGCCAGTTATACCACCAGCTGGTGCGGTAGGTTTCCATGCCGGTGGTCCGGTCCTGGCACTTCTGGCGCAGCGTGGCGAGGCCGGCAGCGGGCAGCGTGGAGCCGGACAACTCCCGCATCGCCGGTGATAGTTTGCTCGCCCCCCGCGCCATGGTCAGCCCACTGGCTCGTAGTCGGACACGTTGGGCCCGCGCTGCGGCTCCGGCGCGATATAGGGCTCGTTCACGATCTCAGCGCCTCGCGCGATGGGGTTCTGGCGCGACCAGTTGGACGCCTCACCCTCGCTGTTAAACGACACAGCCGCCGTGCGCACGGTGCCAACCCAGCCGAATGCGCCGAGATAGGCGCCGTTGCGGCGGATTACCCAGGGGGGGAGGACTTCATCCATTTTGCACCACACCCAAGCGAACAGACACGAATGCCTCCAGTGCCCAGATCAGGCTGTCAATGCTGGCATCTTGGCCGGGCGGCAGCACCTCAACCAAAGCATTGCGCAGTGCGTCAGCCGTTTCCTTGCGCATGTCGCGCATCGGGCCAAACCCTGCAAGACCGGTGCTTAGCATCAGCCCCCCAGCTTGTCTTTGCCGGCGCTCGCCGTGGTGGACGCAGGCTGCGTCAAACCGCCGGCGCCCCCGATGTTGATGATCGTGGACATGGCGCCGGCAGCAGCGGCAGCGCGCTTGCGGGCATCGTCACCGGCGACCTGCACGTTCTTGTCGGGCAGCTGCGGCGCGGGCGGCGGGGGGGGCGGGGGGGGCGCTGGGGCGGGGATGTTGGGCGTGGATGCGAAGCACATGGGTTATTTGGCCCCCAGACCGAACAGGAAATAGCAGGCCAGCCCGAGGCGGCCCCAGAACGTGTAGCTATTGCGGTCGAATAGCCATTTCACGCGCCATGCGTGGACGCGGATACCGGCGTCGAATTGCTCTTGGCTGAGACCGTACTGCGCTGCCTCCAGGGCGGCCATCAGGAGGCCCTCCTCATCGACAGGCATGTTCAGGGACGCGCAGTAATCGCGCGCCGGCTTCAGATCGTACGGATGGTTATCCTTCAGCACGCTGCCCGCTACCCCTTGCGCCGCGACGCACAGGATATGCCGGATGTGCCATTTCGCGCAAGCCGTTGTATTGGCTCACCATTCTCTCACCATTGATGGTGAGGTGAGAGCGCGCTCGCAGACATCCTTACGGGCAGCCCTTCCCCTACCGCAGCAGGGGCACCAAATCCAACGCGCTCTCAAAAAAGGCACTGTTACAGTTTCATTTTTTGCACGGAAAAGTGGTTACGAAGGCTAGACTTGCAGCTACGCCCCGTAATTCACTGAGATCTGCGGGATGCGAATGGGCCCAGTTATTGAAGACGACCCGCAACTGTTCCCCATTAACAGGCCCAGCGGAACACACATATTCGGCCTTACCCAATGATTGGGTAATCGCCATGCCGTCCCAGACTCCCAATAAGTAGGAGTAGCAAGAGACTGTGCCGTTATCACAATCAATCATCAAAGCATTTCCAAGTGGGTTCTCAGCCGCATGGGCTGGGATGGCAGCTATGGAAAGCAAAAGTGAAAGAGCAAATATCGCCTTATACATTGCCGTGGCCCCCGCCATTGATTTCGTGAGATAATACACTGATGGCAAAAGCTCCCCAAGCCTCGAAGTCGAAGAAGCTTCCCCGCAAGCTACCGGAAGACCCGGTATCCCGCGCTGTAAGCATCATGCGGACGGCGACCAAGCAGGATCAAATTGGCGACACCGCCGACAAGATTACCCGCGCGCCGAAGAAGAAGCGCTAGTCCTCGTCCCCTCCGGTATAGGCCGCGATGGCCAGTTGGGCGAATGAGGCCGGAAGCTGTTTTTGGGCCACCTTGCCAGTGATGTAAGTCGAGAACTTCCCCTGTCCAATATAATCCTCGCGCACCCAGCGCCGGAACTCCGCCAGCGCCGTGTCCGGGTAACACCAAGGTTCCTGCGGGTTCGATTCCGCCTGCGGGAAATAGGCGGGGTAATTGTGCTGATATTTAATACGCGCGCCCAACGTGGCGTCGAGATTGTTTGCCGCCCAGTGCTTGCCCCAGTGAATGCCCACGCTGATATCGGGCACGAATGAACTGTCTATGTGCAGCCCAGCTTGCCCTAGCGTAACAATCATGTCGGCCATTTCCTTGAAGATGCTGAAATAGCCATGGGGAACGGAGTTGTACGTGAGTGAAACGCGATCATGGAATTGCTTCCATTCATCCGGCACTGAATGAGTTGGGTCGTAGCCGACCTGCGTGTAGATGAAGTCCTGCAATGCCTTGCCGGCCAGAAGGCGGAAGTTTTTCAGGGCCTGCTCTTTGACGTTGCTGCCAGCGTCGAAGGCGTAATATTCCAACACCGCCAGGCATACTGCATCGGCATAGGCGAAGAAGGTGCCGCTCCTCTGCTTCACCGAGACATACGGCGCTGGCGGCGTGATACCGCGCTCCAGAAGAAGCTTCTTGATGGCCGTCACGCGGGGGCGCTGGGGGTCTTCATCCCACTCCGCTGTCAAATCCTGAATGACGCCGTGGCCGACGCCGCAGAGACGCGCGAGCCCGCGACCTGTCAGGAACGGAGTGCCGTCGGTGAGAACGCCCATCCCTACGCCGTCAATTTCGACCTGCTTTTCGATGCCCAGGTCGAGGACGGGTTGGACGGGGGCGGCGGGCTTCATGCCCGAAATTGATATTAAGCTATTGTTTTTGCTTGGTAATGGGGCGGCGGGCTTAGCCCAGCGGGCCGCCGCAGCAGCCTTAGCGATTTCCGCTTTGCGTTCCGTACTCAGGTTGGCTGACCGTGCAGCGCCTCAAAAAAACCCCGCCAGGGCTGGGATTAGCTGGCGGGGCAAGTTGGTTTGGCCGGGGATATGGCCGGTGGCGTATGGCGGGGTGATGTCGGGTTGCGTCGCCTTATCGGGTCAGGTCGCCAATGTCACTCACCATACGGGTCGTAATCTACCGCGTGCTGCGCCCGTGTCAACCGCGCTATGGGCAACACCTTGGTGACCGGAAACGCGAATGTCAGCGCCGCAGCATCAGCTTGGTCAGGGCTATTCAACCCCCGCTTTTTCATGTCCGCCTTGCGCTCCAACTGTATCTCATCACGTGCGTTGAACGCATACTCGACCGACACCAACTCGGCCGCCAGGTCAGCATCATCAGGGATTGCACACCCAGACCGCAGCGCAGCCCGCATGGCGCCCCACATCTCGGCACGCTTGTTCGCATACTTCTCGCCCACGCCAGCGTTCGCGCCCTGCGCAGCCGTGTCAGGCGCAGCGCCGAACTGGACGTCGAATACCTCGCGGTGCAGCGCGCGCAGCCGGTCCACCACGCCCCCACCAACGCCACCGCCGTCCACCATGATCGCGTCCGCCTTGAGAAGATCAGCCACCTCGCACACGCGCGCGGCCAACTGCATCGTGTCAAGCTGGCGGTATTTCCACGGCCCACTGTCGGGCACGCCGCGCGACTGGTTGAACGTGCGCCAGTCACGGCCGCGCCGCGCGAATATCACGGACTGGTCATCACCAAACCGCGCCACGTCCACGCCCAGGATCAGCGGCTCGTGCATGTGGCTGACAGCCTCAGCGCGGCGCGCACGGTCCACGTCAGCCTCGGAGATGAACTGCAGGCTCGACGCCTTGGGGAATTCGCCACGCACGCGCACACGCACGAAATCGCTGTCCTCGCCCCAGTCAGCCACCCAGCCATTGGCCTGTTCGAGATTGATGCCTTCCACAGTCCGACTGTCGATGTTGTTGTGCTCCCAGCGATGCTTGAAGCGGCCAAAGCATTCCTTGAACCGGCCAGTGTTGCGCGTGGGGTTTCCGAACGCGGCCCAGATGATCTCGGTCTTGGCGTCTGTCAGCGCACCCTCGGTCACCTCCCAGATCGTGTCAGCAATGCTGGACGCCTCATCGTAGATCACCAGGATGCGCCTGCCCTCGTTGTGCAAGCCAGCGAATGCCTCGCTGTTGGCCTCGCTCCAGGGTATCGCATCCATGCGCCAAGTCTTGTCGCCGCCCTTCTCGACGCTGTAGATCGCCGTGGCAGTGACGGTGAACATCCATTCGTTGATCGCCAGCCGGTGCCATTTCGTCACCTCGGGCCAGGTCTTGGTGCGTAGCTGCGTGTCGGTGCTGGCCGTCACCACGCCGCGCGTGTCCTCGAACGTGGACATGGCCCACAGGATCAGCCAGCTGACCAGCGCGGACTTGCCGATGCCGTGGCCGGACGCGATGGCTTCCTGGATCACGGCGCCCATCTTGCCGCCGGCGCGCAGCTTGTCTCCGATACGGCGCAGCACCTTGCGCTGCCATTTGCGCGGCCCAGGATGGTCCTTGAGCGGCCCAACACCCCACTCGAACGCATACAGCACATAGCCCAGCGGATCGTGCTGGAAGCGCCCCAGATCGTCTATGACGGCGAGTTTTTGTTCAGCGGTCGGCATACTGCGGCCACAGCCGGTCTATCGTCTCGGCCTGCATGCGCAGCAGCGACCAGCCTACGCTGATGGCCAGATCATAATTGCCCTGCTTCATAGCCGCCTCGCGCAACCTGCACAGGCTGGCAAATTCTGCTGGAAATGGGCTGTCGTGTGCCATGCCTAATCCCACCTGCTCCGGTCACCGCGCGAGCCTACACCGCCCGCGTCCAGCGCCGCCAGCCCGAACAGCACCAGCACAGCCACGACGCCCCAGACCACGCTGGGCCAGTCAATCCACATCGCTGCCGTCCTCGATCGCCGGCAGCTTGTCGCGCGCCGCGGCCAGCCTCGCGCCATACGACACGTCCACTTGGCCGTCCAGCGTCAGCTTGTCGCCGTATCGCTTGGGCGCCATCTTGGACAGGTACCATTTGTGCGCGTCCACCTGCAGGCGCCGATGCTCGATCATGTCGCCGCGCTTGACGCTAGTGCCCCATTCCTGGTCGGTGGAGGTTTCGCCTTCCTGCGGCGTGTTGGCGATCTCCAGCAGGCGATCAGCCATGGCGTCCAGCCCAATGTCCCGGGCGCGCGTGTATTTCGCAGCAAAGCCATCAACGTCATCAAGCGCCCAGCCCCGAACAGTGCTCTCAGGAGGCATATGCTCTTTTTTGCATATGGCGTTCAATGCTTGGCCAGCAGCGAGGAGTTCGCAAATCTCGGCGGCAATGTCTGCGCTGTAGGTGGATGGTCGCCCCATGAGCCGAGAATGGCCATTTCGTGGCCGAAATCAAGCCTTACCACCTTGACCACCTTTCCCACCTTTTTCAGACTTCCTAAACCTACATAGTGATATGTACGGTATGGTACTATTTTTTAATATAAACTTGAAAGTATAAAATAGGTGGTAAGGTAGTCAAAGTATGTGGAAACGTTACACAATTTTGTGACCACCACCTCTGAAATGTGTCCACCTTGATGTGGTCATTTCGCCGGACGCCGCCAAACCTTGCCTGTGGCCGTCGGGTGCTTTGTCCACTGCAAAGAGCGTAGAATAGACGCCACTCGCATCTGCTGCGGCTTCCCCATTTCGACGCGCCGCAGCCCCAAAGCGTCCTTGAGGACGTCATTCACGGTGACCTCGGTGCGGTAAATATCGGACAGCCACTCGCGAACATCCTGGGTCCACGGATCCTCCTCACGGCGCGCATCCTGCTCCGCCACGGTCTCGGCCTCAGGCATCTCCCACCAAGACGCGCCAGACTTGAACGCCGCCAGTGCCTCTGCAAACAGATGGGCTCGGTTCCTGCGCACGCTATCCAGATCGACCTTGCCGACGCATGGGATGGGCCAGAAGCGGCGCGCGCCGGTAGGGTCGCGGTTCCAGTCGTCCACGTTGGTGGTGCCGCAGAAAATGCTGTGCCGCGGGTGGTCCTTGGCATAGCGGCCATAGCTTTCCCGGTAGCGGTCGGTCTCGGTGCTGACAACCTGTTTCACCCTCGTGACTTCGGCCTTGCCGAAAGCGTCCATTTCAGCAATCTCGACCAGCATTTTACCCTGCAAAACCTCGAAAAATCCCTTGCCGGTGATGCTCTCGTGCTGGACCGTGAACCACTCGCCGGCGATCGCTTTGAGCACGCTGGACTTGCCGGCGCCCTGCCCGCCCTCAAGGATCACCATGGTGTCCACCTTGCAGCCTGGCTGCATCACCCGCGCGACCATGGAAATCCAGAAGTTCCGGCCGGCGGCGCGGGCATAGGCGCTGTCTGGCGTGCCGAAAGCATCGGGGAAAAAGTGGGCTATCCGCTCGGTCCCGTCCCATTTGTGGCTGGTGATCCAGTCCTGGGCGCAATTGCGGACATGGGCCATGGCATAGCCGATCACCGCGGCGCGGACGTGAGAGACCTTGATGCGGGTCATGCCCAGGTCGCGCTGCATGGAAACCGTCAGGCGGACATCATCGGCATCGGCCCACTCGCGGTTGCCTCCGGCGCCGGTGGTCATGATCCGGCCCAGGAATTCGTCATACCAGACCAGCCCGCTCAGTCCGGGATGGTTTTCAAGGACTGCCATGGCGTTGGTCTCATTGGCGTGCGGGCCACCCTTGTCGGTGTATGACAGCTTGAGCGCGGACCATTGCAGCGGCAACGGGTCATGCTCGGAATATGCGCTATGCCCCCGGATAGAAGCACGCACATCCTCCTCACTTACCGGCGTGCGATCAGGCTGAATAACCTCTGGTGCGGCCATGGGCACAGGCGGCTCATAGTCGGTCGCCCGCTGCTGCAGCCATTCAAATAGCTGCGGCCGGTCCCAGCCCTCGTTCTCAGCCATGACGGCATCCCACCCTGGCGAGGCAAGCGGCCCAGGCACGATCATGCGGATCTTGGCAGCGCCCGCTTTGTGGGCCTTTCCGGCTGAAATCTGCGCCGTGGACAAGAACCGCTGCTCGTTTGTCGGCCAGATGATGACCTTGCACCCGGCCAGTTCAGCCCAAGGCGCGGCCGAACCGGCGACCGCCTGCAGGTCCATGACGCGAATGACAGCGGCGGCGGCCTCTGGCGATGAAACAATGAAAACCTGGCGCTTCGGATCAATGGTCATGCAAGGCTGGCCCGGATGGTGCGCCCAGCGCGTGTCTCATGCACATTCACCTGCACCGACACCCCCGAACTCAGCCCATAGCGGTATGCCGCCTGTCGCAGCACCAGTTCTAGTTCTGGGGATACTTCGATGAACCGCTTGCCCTTAAGGCGGGAAAAATCCCACCGTGGGCGCCTGCCCCGCTTTGCCATATCTCGCCCTGCATGAATTATGCGCTATAGCGGTATTGACAGCATTCGCGAACGGCGGCAAGACTGTGACAGAAATTATTTTGAGGGTGAAATGACCGCGCGTCCGCTGAGTATGCAATCCGTAATCAAAACATCAGACGGCGTTTTTACGATCACGCTGGTGTACACACCCAAAACCCATGCTGAATACATTAGCGGCAAAATGCGCGAGGCATTGGTGCACCGCATTATGATGGCGCTGGTAAAAATGGGTTATAAACTGCCGGCGATCAATCTCAGTCAGGACATCGTCTAATGTCCCGCGTCGAAGCCACAGTCGAAGAACTCGCCAGCGTCCAGCGGCGGCTCACCGACATACGCACGGAAATCATGCGGCACGCGATGTCCAGCGTCAGCCAGGCGGGTTTCGTCAAGACGGACGAGCAGGCGATGGCGGCGCTGATGGTGCTGTTCGGCGCGGCGCAGCGGCTGGCGCTCCAGTCACGTCAGCATTTTGCGATTTTTAAAGCCTTGGCAGCCGATATGGCCGCGAGCGAGGCGGACGCTGTGATACAGCGATCGGTCATGGAGTTAGGCCCTGAGACCGAGGAGATGGTGACACCGGGCGGGATTATTCTGCCGGGGTCCGGAGGTGTGCAGTGACTGAGTTGACCCTGCGCGAGTATTTTGCTCGCTATCCTGCCAAGATGGCGGAAGCGCAGATATGGATAGACGCAGCGCAGCTTATCATGCGCTTGCAGGAGGAGGCTGAGATAACCCCTCCACCGCCTCCTCCGGCGAGTGCGCCAGAATAGCGATGCCGCCGGCCGCAGACACAGCGGCCAAGAATTGGCGCTGCTCCAGCGTGGGGATGGTGCGGTCTTTGACCTCGCAGGCGACAAATACTGCCATCCTAGTGCCAACCATGTCGGGCGTCACCAGCACCGAGCGCCAGCCAATCAGATCCGATGAGCCCTTGCACAGCCCAAAGTGAACGATGCGGCCGTGCCTGTCCGGCAGCGTGCCAGTGTTGTTGCGGAATATGGCGACCCCAGCCTTGGACAGCGCGATGCGGACGCGGGCCAGGATGGCGCTCTCGCTCATGCCAGCGCCGCAGTCACGCCAGCGTCCAGGTCAGCGTCATCAAACATCCAGCCACCGCATTCGTGGATAGAGATCGCCTTGCATAGCTGGCGCATGGTGGCCATGTCGGTCAGGTCCAGCTTGTCCTCCGGGCCAACGCCGATAGCCTTAGAGACCGCGACGACATACGACGCCGTGTTGTTCTCGCTGTCCGGTGCCCAGCGCGAGATGATGCCGCGCGCCGTGTCCAGGCCATGCATCCGGCCATAGTTGCGCAGCGTCACCGCCAGTGCGCGGAAGCCGTACATGGGCTTGGAGAACACGGCAAAGCGTTTCTCAGCCGCCTGCTCCGGCGTCATGCGTTCGCGCGGTTGTAGGCCCAGCCATGGGGCACCAGAATTGATGTTGCCGGGGTTCGAATTCCGTACCGCTCGCACTGTCATGATCAGATCCGCAGGCTGTGGCCGTCGTAGCTGTCACGGCTATACACCAGAGCAGGCCCAGACATATCGAACGGCAGATCGTCAGTCGGCCAAGGCTCCGCCTTCACCCCATACTGCCGGCAGATCACGCGGAAGTGGGCGCGGATGGCTTTCAACCGCTCCAGTGGCAGCAAAGGAGCAATCAGACCGTTGTCAAAATAAACCCCATCAGGCGTTGCTTTGCCAAGGTATGGGTGCTGGCCCAGATGCCTCCGCACCGCCAGGTCTATCGCCGTCTCCCGCGTCATACCCATCCCAATTCCCTCGCTCGATCCATGAAATGAGCCCGCTGCGCAATTGCCGGAATATGCGACACCGGCCGCCCCCAGCTTAGCCGCCACACCTCGGTCGGTCCACCAGTTCTCGCCCAGACATGCAGCCAAGACCGGACATAGCGGCGGCTGGGATATGGCCTCATGGCAAAGACCTGGCTAGTGCCGCGTATGCATCCGAAAGGTCAGCAAGCGCAAATGCCTGTGCCATCACAGCACAGCGTATCATCGGCGGCATTTCCTGATCCTCTAATCTTTTGGTTAGCGCAATTACCGCGGTGTTATGAACCTGCGCATGCTCAAGCAATGACAGCTTATCCACGCTCCCACCTCACCGGCGCACCGTTAACCACCGTGGCGATCGGCTTCTCCAGCCCAGCCAGCGCGTCCAGCACCAAGCCCTGGTGCCCCTCTCGCACGTCCAGCATGTCATCTATGCCCGGCATCATAACAATGAGGCTGCACGACGGATTGCGCCCGAACACCAGGCAGGCATCGGCTGCGCGGTGGCTGGCAATATCCTGCCCAGCCCCGTGCAGACGCCGCAACTCGGCCACGGTCCACGCCACGCGGGAGAATAACGACACCAGCACATAGCCACCGCAGCGCCAGTTCTCGCGGTCAGGCCGGTGCTCCCAGTTTTCCAGCCAGCGTTCGATGTCCTCGCACTGGTCGCTGTCCTTGAGCGACTTGGGGTTGAGGGAGACGAACAGGATGTAAGGTTTTGCGATGTCCCAGAAGCGCCACAGCGCGTAGCGGTACTGCTTGTCATCGCTGGCGGCCACGCCGTCCTGGGCATGGCGTGAGGGGGACAGGTCTAGGAGAGGGATGTCGGTCACAGCGCCCAGTCCATAATGCCGAGACGCAGCGCGCCATTGAACAGCGTAATCCCGAGGATGACCATGCCGAGCCTCCCAACGATGTCAGATGGCATGACGCCAAACACGACGCTCCATGCCATCACAAACGCAACACCTCCAACCAGCATGCACGCGCCGACCAGAAGCATGATGCACGTTATGGCGCACATATCCCGGATCATCGCGCCCACCAAGGCCGCTGCGCAGCCAGTATCTCCGACGCGGGGCGCAGACCACGGCGAGCGGCGAGCGCGTTGAGGAGGAGTAAGATGTCAGGGCGCATCTCGTGTCTCCTCCATGCCGTTTCTCGCATACTTCTCGACCTCAATAGTCTCCTCGTGAGGCGCCATCGGATCAAACTTCCACGATGGAACATCTGCGCCAACGCGATGATTGTGAGCCGTCCACCTTGCAGGCACCCATGCGCCGCACTTGCAGCGCCACTCCTTATTTCCCTGCATGCCATCTCTCCCTGGCGATGTACTCAATGCCGTCCTGCGTATTGTATTGCTTGGTACCGACGTGGTGCAATTCTTTTGTCAGGTCAAGATCGCACCACACCTTAACCCCCGCCTCGCGCGCCTTCCTGCAGAACCAGATGTCCTCCCCGATCCGCTGCCCAGGCTCCGGCCCATAGTCGAACCGGAACCACGGCCAGGACAACTTACGCAGCACGGCGACGTTTATCAGCAGGCACCCGGCCGGCAACTCCAGCGCCTCGACAACGCCGGTGCTGGCCACGGTGTCACCAGGGAACGCCCCCAGCAGGTTAAACGGAGCGTTGCGGCGCACATAGGTGGCGCCAACGATGGGTTTGCCGTGCCCCAGAAGCCGCGTAAGCGTGTCAGCGGGGAAATTCATGTCGCTGTCGAGAAATAGCAGGTGGCTGTACGGGCCGGCCAGCGCCTGGCGCACGCACTCATTGCGCGACCAGGCCACGTCGCTGGACCGAGCATCCACCACCGTCATGGTCGGAGTGCCGCGTCCGATCAGGCGAGCCAGAGAGAATGCGAAGTCCGCAGCCACCATGTCCAGGCATGGGATGGCGACTAGGATGTTGGGCTGCATGATTGGGCTCGTCTTATGTGAGGTGAAAGAGTGACGGCTTTTGTAGGGAGCCGCCCAACCCTGTAGTCCGCGTCGTCATAGTGCCCAGCCTTGGACACACGCTTCCCTGCGGCGTATCACGGCCACCCGGATTACCCGGATGCGACCACCGACTTACGACCTGCGTTGATGGTGACGGCGCAGAATTGGTCATGCTCGCGGCGCTCCGTCAGGCTGGCGAGTGATAGCGACATTGGCCCACATGGCGTTGGAGCGATGGTTGCGGATGGTGAAGGTCTTGTCCGGCCCATCCGGCAATTCTTTTTCCAGCACTTCGCAGTAGGCTTTCGCCGCAGCGCGCACCCGCGCCATCTGCTCGATCTGCGCATCCGTGGGCTTCAGGTATTCAAAGGTCGTGTCGTGCATGTCAGTCTCCTATTATGCCCGGAACCGCCGGGCGCGGATTGGGCTCCTATTCGGGCTTGATGGTCACGGCCAGGATGCGGCCCAGGTGATAGGTCTTGAGGTTGGTTGGCGTGTCGTCC